GGATATCCGTGTCAAGGTTAATGCAATGAGTGATTACGAATTTGTAGGCGCCGACGAGTTTGACGGCGAAGCGATGACCGTTGATGCAGATGTGCAGGCGGTGGTGAACGACACCAAGACAGACGAAGAGCGTATGGCCGAGATTGCCGAGCGTTTCGAGATCCTTACAGAAATGACCAAGGCTGCTACAGCCGGCGACATTCGTGCAATGATTGTATCCGGTCCTCCGGGTGTGGGCAAGAGCTTTGGTGTTGAGCTTGAGATTGAAAAGGCTACCCTGCTGGATCAGATTGCGGGTCGTAGGCTCAGAGCCGAAGTAGTCAAAGGTTCGGCTACTGCTATTGGTTTGTATCAAGCCTTATACAAGTATTCAGATCCCAACTGCGTTATCGTGTTCGATGACTGCGACAGCATTCTGTTGGATGATGTGTGCCTTAACTTGCTTAAAGGTGCTTTAGACTCAGGCAAGAAGCGTAAGATTTCGTGGTTGAGTGACAGCCGTATCCTTCGCTCAGAAGGCATTCCGGACAGCTTCGAATTCAAGGGTAGTGTAATCTTTATTACCAACTTGAAGTTTGACAAAATGAAGAGTCAGAAGTTGCGTGATCACCTGGATGCTTTGCAGAGTCGCTGCCACTACTTGGACCTTACACTCGACACAATGCGTGACAAGGTCCTGCGTATCAAGCAGATTGCTCGTAGCGGCGAACTGTTTGCGGATCTCGAACTCAGCGAGATAGCACAGGATGAGATCATTGGCTTTATGGATGCCAACAAGAATCGCTTACGTGAAATGAGCTTGCGTATGGCAATCAAGATTGGTCAGCTGTACAAGAGCTTCCCTACCAAGTGGCAGGCTCTGGCTCAGTCGACTTGTATGAAATCTGCGTAAGCAGACCACCGGGAGTTTTTGATAGCTCCTTTTACTTCCGGTACTTTGCCCCGCTTAGGTGGGGCTTTTTTTTGACTTTTCTTTCAATAAGTAGTATACTTGTACAATGAAAAGATTCCCGTCAGTTGAAGACTACATTGAAGTTATAAACGGTGACCGTAATCCGGATACTGGCCGTATATACGATTTGTTTAGCAGTACACCGCCTATTGTAAGTTTGGCCAGGTACGATGTGCAAATACTCAGCAGCATGAGTCAGACAACACAAAGCGGCCGACCATTGACAGACCGGCAAGCTGACTTAGCGGTCAAACTGGTTCTCAAGTACCGCAGGCAACTGGAAAAACTGGACATTGATGTCTCTCCAGTTGAACATCCTACCTACAGACTGGGCATTAGACAAATTGACCGTCGTAGGTTATTGTATATTGACCATGATTCAATTGTTTTAAAGTTTCCTTACGAGACAACACTGATTAATGACCTAAGAGACTTATCTAAAATTAGTCAAGGTCGTTGGCGCTTTGATGCCGCCAATCGTGCATGGAGTCTGGCCATTACAGAAACTAATGTGGTAGCGGCCAACGGCTTTGCACAGAATCATCAATTTGAAATAGCACCAGAGTTTGCTAGATATATAGAGGCAATAGAAGCCTGCGAATCGCAGCCGTATGAGATCAAACTGGTAAGGACCATCGACGGTTTATCTATTACTAATGCTGCTCGAACTTTAGTTGAAGCCATTGATAATCTATGCGGATTTGGTATCGGTAATTTAGATCTACTAGTTGATATGGCTCCGGTGTATGGATATATCGTAGATGAACCACTACAGATTGATGTCACTCTCAAGTACAATGCTAGAATCTGTAACTTGATGCAGGCACAAGAAACCAAATTTGCACCCAACAGCGATGTTTCAGTGTTTGAGGATGTTATCAAGTACGCTGACATTGCCAACAGATATCCCGTCTATGTTTACGAGCCGGATATGAGTGGTAAACTGTTAGACGGATTTGTTAGAAAGTACTTTCCGGAACAAGATGTGCATCAAGTGCAGACTTTAAAAAAGCCACAGGTCACAGTAGATAAAAAAGTAATTTATTTTAACAAGTTCAGTGCCAGTTGGAATCAACCCATTCCGTTGTTGATTAGTGGTCAAGGTATGATGCACGGAGGTGAAAAATCTATGTTGATACAGGAGGCAGAAAAAGTTGTGTATTTTGCTACAGAAGTGTATAATATACACACACTGAAAAATAAAAAGTAATGCAGGCTAAACTATTAATTAGAGACGAAGTAAATGTAAAGATTGAAGGCTTGGATCTTAACACAAGAACAGCTTTGGTCAAGCGATACAAATACGAAATACCCGGCGCTAGGTATCAGCCTAGCGTTCGTCTTGGTCGTTGGGATGGTAAGATACCGTTCTTCAATCTTGGCGGCACTACATATATCAACTTGCTGCCTGAGATACTGCCTTACCTGGATGAACAAGGTTATGACATTGCGGTAGAAGATACAAGAAGTTACCGTACTACATTTGATTTTGAAACCGTAGACGAAAACACATACAATCACAAAACTTGGCCCAAGGGTCATCCCCGAGCTGGCGAACCTATTGTACTTAGAGACTATCAGCCAGAAATTATCAATAGATTTTTATCCAATCCACAATGCGTACAAGAAGTGGCCACAGGAGCAGGTAAAACAATCATTACGGCTGCACTGGCAGACTCCGTTAGCGCATATGGGCGCAGTATCATTATTGTACCCAACAAAAGTCTAGTTACACAAACCGAAGATGACTTTGTTAATCTTGAACTAGATGTGGGTGTATATTTTGGCGATAGAAAAGAATATAATCGCACACATACTATATGTACTTGGCAGAGCCTAAACAATCTACTCAAGAACACCAAGAATGCCGAAGCCGAAATTACCATTGGCGAGTTTCTAGAAGGCGTAGTAGCAGTTATAGTAGATGAAACACATCAAGCCAAAGCCGATGCATTAAAAACATTATTAAGCGGACCATTTGCACAGGTGCCCATCCGTTGGGGATTAACAGGCACTATACCCAAAGAAGATTACGCTAGACAGAGTATCAACTGCATGCTTGGTCCGGTTGTAGGACAACTAAGTGCCAGTGAACTACAAGAAGCCGGACACTTGGCGCAATGCCATGTGAATGTGGTACAGTTGGTTGATCACAAAGAATACGCAAACTATCAAAGTGAATTAAAATATCTCATTGAAACGGCGGAAAGACTTGACTACATTGCTAGATTGATAAGTACTATTGTTGATTCGGGCAATACACTTATTCTAGTAGATAGAATTAGCGCAGGTCGAGCATTAGCCGAACGATTGCCGGGTAGTGTATTTGTAAGCGGAGCAACCAAGGCCGGGGAGCGTAAAGAACATTATGACGAGGTGGCAGAAGCTTCAGACAAAATCATTATCGCTACCTACGGTGTTGCTGCTGTTGGTATTAATATTCCCCGCATTTTTAATCTTGTTCTCCTTGAGCCTGGCAAGTCTTTTGTTAGAGTTATTCAATCAATTGGGCGAGGTATTCGCAAAGCTGAAGACAAAGATTTTGTTCAGATCTGGGACATAACCAGCACCTGCAAGTTTGCCAAACGGCACCTAACAAAAAGAAAAGCTTTTTACAAAGAAGCCAACTATCCATTTAGTGTTGAAAAGGCCGAGTGGGAATGATAGTAGTATGCGGTGACAGCTTCATGGCTCCGGATCCTGCTGCTGCTGGACAACATTTTAGTGAAATAATGGGCGCACTGAGTTTGGCTCGACCCGGATGTGGCAATATAGATATTTGTTTTCAAATCCAAGAAGCTATTAGACTGGGCGCCAATCGTGTTATAATAGGCACAACTGACAGTGCAAGAACAGAATTAAAAATGTCAGCAGACCCGCTTCAAGATCTCAGCTTGCAAAACTTTCGCAACGGCGATTATATAAGTGACACCATACCAACCTTGATAGGCGAAGAACCTGATATCAAAGACAAGTATGATATACATCCTGTTAGGAGATCAGCAGTCAAACAGTATTTTGTAGAAATGTATGACAGCGTGTTAAAACATACTACCGACATGTGGGCATTGGGATATTGGTATCAACAGTTGCAGGATCGTAAAATACCGTACGATGTGTTACCTAAGAACTTTTGCATTTACACTTATGCTCAACAACATCCCAATGAGCCATACTCGTTTCACACAGACTTTGCAACACAACAAAAGGCAGCAATTTTACTATTACAACAATGAGAATACTGACACTAGACAACACAGCCTACGAACTAAATGAAGTTCCAGACGAAATAGAGGACCTGAGATTTGCTGTATTAGACAATTCAGATCCTAGAACGCCCGATTACTTTTACATTCCTCTTATATTTCTTGAAAGCTTTAACAGTCCTGCTCTGGTTCTAAGAATAGGACAAAGCATAATCAAAATGCCAGTAGATTGGCATGTTTTAATTGGTGAACCTGATCTTGGTGACCTAGAAGTGGTGCCATTGACCAGCATCAATGATCGTGGATTTAGTGTATTCTGTTTCAATCCTATCAGCAGTTTTAAACCTGAGTTTCAACAAATTGAAATCATTGACATCTATCAAGATGTTAAATGGTATTTTCCCAAACTCAAACCCGGTCAGTTGCTGGCTGTGCCCTTAGAAACAGGACAAAATGAACCCTTGTGTGCTTATTTTGTCAAAGATATATCAAGACAAAGCGAGGTAGTGGATTATGGAAAATGCTGGTAGACTAACCCCTGGTGCTACTTACATATACGAACGAGCCAACGGAGTAGTATATGCAAGGCGAATAGGCGACCCTCCCGATCAACGATTTGAAATAGGTAGAGATTACGATCCTAGAACTAGTGACGGTAGACCGTTACACGATCATATTAAGGATTCAAAACTTTGGGGTGAAATCCATCGTGCTGCAAAAACAAATCCTGCTTTACAAGACGCATTAGATCGTGTTAAACTAATTCATGCACTTAGTCAACAAGATGACACAGTGCCACATCATCCAGTATGACAGATAAATTAAACATAGCCAACGAAATGCGAGCCTTTGATACCAAGGATCGCAATTTCTATCGAGATCTTACAGACGAAGAGCGCAAAAAGTTTAGCAACTATCTAATGATTCGTTGGGGCTCGAGTGTACAAGGTAGCACAGAACTACAGCAATACTATTTGCTGAGTTGTAATGAAAATCTAAACAAACACTTTTTTGATCTAGCTCAACATCCTGAACTACAGTGGTTATCAGCAACTACAGTAAGTCCGGGTATGGGTACATTTAGACACGATTGGATCAAACAAAAGAAACGCGAAGGAAGCAATAACAAAGCAGTAAAGTTTTTGAGACAGATTTATCCAGAATACAAAGAAGATGAACTGGAACTGTTAGCAAAAATTAATACCACAGATGATCTTAAACAATTAGCTCGAAAGCATGGATGGGATGACAGAAGAATTAAAGCAGAGCTATAGATGTAAATACTGTGATAAAGATTTTAGAAAAGAAAGTACACTAGCTGCTCACTTGTGTGAGCAAAAACGCCGTTGGCAACAAGAAACTGAAACAGGAGTTCAATTTGGACTTAGAGCGTATCTACAATTTTATGAAACTACACAAGGTAGCGCACAACTTAAAAGCTATACGGACTTCGTTGCAAGTCCGTATTACAATGCTTTTGTTAAGTTCGGTAGACACCTGGTTGCTATTCGCTGTATTAACAGCAACAGCTATACAGCTTGGTTATTAAAGAACAACAAAAAATTAGATCATTGGTGCAAAGACAAGTTCTACGAAGAATGGCTATATGAATATATTAAAAAGGAAGCGGTCCAGGATGCACTTGAGCGCAGCCTCCGAACCATGGAGGAGTATGCCAATGGAGATAGTGGGCTTGCTAGTTTCAGCCATTATTTTAAGTTCGGTAATCATAATAGGATTTG